TTCTATAACGCCAAGTTTTTTAATTTTAGCAGGCGGTGTTAACCAAATTGGAATTGTAAATTGCATTGTAGCAATATCAATTTCATCATCTGTACCGTTTGGTATTGTACGTGATGAAAATGTTATATCACTTAATTCAACATAACTTAATGATGTCCAATCAAGCCAATTGTCTGTGGTTTGTAATTCTAATGCTGGATTAAACAACACTAATAACTGTTCTAATATTTGTAATTTTTGATCTGTATTATTTGAAAACAAATCACAGTTCATAGTTAATGTAAATGGTACAGCCATAATTCGTTCTATAGTGTGTTGATTACCTTGCGATCCCGTATATGTTTTAGTTTCACTATCATAAGAACGTTCTCGTACATGAATCTTCTCTACATGAGTTGGCTCCATCATACGATTTCTATCTAATGCTAAATTTGAAATATAAGCCGCCATCTGTGGAACACTTACTAAAGCATTTTCAGATCCTTGTCTTAAAATATTTGCTACTTGTCTATTAATATCACCATATCTAACAGGTACTTTAATTAAATCTTGAACACCATCTTTGTCTTTACCTGTTTGATATTGAAAATTTGACATCATTCTAACAAATTGAACAATGTATCTTCGCATTTGCCCGTCATAAAAATGAGATATATTAGCCATTATGTCGTTGTATCCGTATCTTCAGTTGGTATTTTTCTTTCTTTATCTTTTAATGCTTGACTTAATGCACTTTTTTCATTAAGTGTAGTACCATCTTTGTTTGTAGTAATAGTATCATTATTAATAAATGAATGCTTATGAGTTAATTTAGTATCTAAATTAGTCATTGTCATTCTTACATCATCTTCTTGTTTAACCCATTTTGCTCCATTATATCTAAACAATCTGTTAGGTAAAAAATCTGTACGTAAATGATATTGTCCTTCGACAGCATTAGCAGGAAATGACGTACCAAAGTCATATATTTCTCCATTTGGTGCAATTCCATCGGCAGTTAGATATCCTTGTAAGTATCCTTTACTGCGTGGACTTGCTGTAACTCTACTTGCTTTAATATGTGATGTATCAGAATCAACATCACCTTCGTCTGCTGTTACTATAGCAACTTTGCCATTGTCATCTACAGGTAACACATATAATGGTTGCGTATTAAATCCTGATTGTGGCAAGTCTGCTTCTGCTTGTGCAATAATGGCATCATTAATTTCTTGATCTCGTCTACCAGTACCTTGCTTGTATGAAATACTTTCTTCATCATTTCTAGTACCGAGAAAATCTCTAAATTCTGGAGAATCTCTAAGAGGTTTGCATCTTGCTCTAATTAAATGTGGCCACCATGTTTGTGAAAATCCTTCTGCTGTAACATTAACATCTTCAACTTGATAAAAACGTTTTAGTGTTTCATCCATGCTGTCATCTAAACTATAGTCATCTTTTCTATGAGGCATCTCAAGAACATCGCCACTCATTAATCGTCTACCTAATCTATCAATCATATCAAGTTGATGAAACACAACAAATGGTGCGTCATTTTGCATGAATAAACCAAATTGTGTTAAATCAAAATCAACATCAGATACTGTATAAATTCCTCTTGCTGTGTATACATCTGATTCATATTTGCGATCTCTATTTTCTAATAAAAGAAGATCTTGTATGCTCATATGATCAATTATAGCACGTTTTGGCTGTGTAGCATCATTAGTTTCACCTTGATCATGTATTCCTACATACTTGTGAATATAAACATCGGTACCTCCGATATTAAACATTTCTTTAATGTTTCGATCGAAGAATTTAAAATCTTTACCTTTTTCAGGTTTGTATATGGATAGTCTAGGCATTGTACACATATTTATTGTTAAGAGCAAAGCGGTAAATACTGTACAATGGTTGACCAAGTACTTACAGCAGATAAAACTAACGAATTAAAGCAAGAAATCTATGATTATTGCCGCACTAGACTAGGTGATGGCATGGTTGAAGTAGAACTTGATCCAAAACACTACGAAACTGGATTAATAACTGCAATAGATAAATTCAAACAACGAGCAGAAAGTTCTGTTGAAGAATCATATGGATTTTTAGAATTACAAGAAGATACAAACGTTTATATATTACCAGATGAAGTTACAAACGTTAGACAGATTTTTAGACGTACAGTAGGTGGTGCAAATGCTACTGAAGGAGGTACGTTCTTTGATCCATTTGAATTAGCATACACAAATGTTTATCTTTTACAATCAGGTAGAATCGGTGGATTAGCAACTTATGAAATGTTTGCTGGCTATCAAGAATTAGTAGGTAGAATGTTTGGTGGTTTCATTAATTTCTATTATGATACTGTAACACGCAAATTAGAAATTGTACGTAGACAACGTAATGTTGAAACAGTTTTACTATGGATTTATAACAAAAAACCAGACGGCATACTCTTACAAGATATTTACGCAAAGCCGTGGCTTAGAGATTACACTCTTGCTATTTGCAAAGTAACACTAGGAGAAGCAAGAGGTAAATTTGCCACAATTGCAGGTCCACAGGGTGGAACATCATTAAATGGTGATCAACTTAAAGCAGATGGACAACAAGAAATGGAAAAACTAGAAGCATCTATAAACAATTACGAAGTAGGACAAACTCCTATGTCATTTGTAATTGGCTAATTGACAATCCAATAACTTTACATTATAATAAACACATGATCATCGGAATATGTGGTTTAATTAATAGTGGTAAAGACACCGTAGCAAATCATCTAATTAAAAAACACAAGTTCCATAAAACATCATTTGCAGACAAGTTAAAAGATGCTGTTGCTTCTATGTTTGATTGGGACAGATATATGCTAGAAGGTAAAACTGAACCTAGTAGACAATGGCGTGAATCACCAGATCCTTTTTGGAGCAAAGAAATAGGTTGTGATATAACACCTAGATACGTGTTACAACGTTTTGGAACTGAATGCATGAGACAAGGTTTGTATGATGGCATTTGGGTTAGTTTAACAAAAAAGCAAATGTTGGAACGTCCTGATATAAACTGGGTAATTCCAGATGTACGTTTTCCAAACGAAATTAAAATGATTAAATCTATAGGTGGAAAAATATGGAGAGTTACACGTGGTCCAGATCCAGGATGGTTTCACAAGTATCAATTAGAAAATATAGAACCTGATAATATTCATCCAAGTGAATGGAAATGGGCAAAAAGTGAATTTGATCTTATAATAAACAATAATAATTCAATAGAAAATTTATTTAACAAAGTTGATCAAGAAAAAGACTTATTACCATGGCAGTATAATGCCAAAGTCGAGTAAAACTAGTTTATTATTATAGTAACCTAAATTTTTTAAAGTTAAATCTATAGGACCAGGATTTTCTTCGATAATTTTCTTCATTAATTCATGAAATTTTTTATCTAATTTAATAGGTGTGTTAGTATCACATATACCAGTTTCATATCCAAAGAAGTCATAAAATGAATCACCAACTCTAAACATTTCACCAACTGGCGGTGCAATATCTTTAGAAAATGCAATCTTCTGTCTTTGATATGCAACATAACATAACTTATCATTCTCATAAACTTTAAGACCAAAGCATTCATTTGGTTGTAATCCCATACTATAAAAATTACACATATTTCCTTCAAACTTTGGCTCTTCGTTAATTAAAATTGTTTTCATTTGTCTGGAACTAGATCTCCTTGTTTCCATTTAAGTCCAACTAAATGTAATACACGTTGACAATTTGCACATACAGTTTTTAGATTTTTAAAAGAACAATTATTTTGATTACCGTCTAGATGATATACGTTAAATTGCATATCATATTCTGATGTATATCCACATCTATCACAAATATGCTTCTTTTTATATCCTGACGTTTTCCATCGGGGTTGCTTTTTTATAACACCACGTAAACAACTGTCGCATTGTTTTCGATAATATGTTTTATCATTTTTAATATAGTTAATAGCGACGGGATTACCGCAATTACACAAAGGACGCCTCATACTATATTTATGGCGCCCTTTACATCACCTTTTTCTTACTCGCAAACACCTACTAAATTGTTTAATATAGTATAAATATAAAAAACCATAAGGAGACCGAAAAAATGGCATTAACATCAGCAGGCGTTGAGGTAACAGTAAGCGATGAATCGTTTTACGTACCCGCCGATCAAGGAATGGTACCAGCAATTATTGTTGCTACCTCTAAAAATAAAACATCAGGTACTGGAACAGGAACTGCGGCCGGTACTTTAACAGCAAACGCAGGAACAGTTTATACAATTACAAGTCAACGTGAACTAACAGAAACGTTTGGCGATCCAACCTTTTATACAGATACAAGTGGTTCAGCTCGCGATGCCTACGAGTTAAACGAATATGGTCTTCTATCCGCTTACTCTTTATTAGGTATTGCCAACAAGGCTTTTGTAGTAAGAGCAGATGTTAATTTAGATGAACTTACAGGTTCATCTTCTCCAGTACAAGGTGCGGCAGTTAACGGAACTTATTGGTTAGATACAGCATCAACTGTATGGGGTATTAAAGAATGGAATTCTTCAACACAAACATTTACAGCAAAAACTCCAAAAATTATTACAGACATAAGCAACTTAACAGGCGAAGTATCAACCGGTGCTCCAAAAACTGCTTATGGCGTACAAGGTGATTATGCTGTTAATACTACAGCAACAACAAACAAATTATTTTACAAAAATACAGGTAATAGTTGGGTTCAAGTTGGTACAGGCGACAGCACAACACAATACGCATCATGGAAATCATCTCATGCGGCAGTTACAGGAACGGTATCTTCACCGACTACTACTGCTGGACATGAAATTACAATTAACGGATATGATGTTGTAACAACAAGTACATCATTAGCCGATTTAGTTAGTGACATTAATGCAGGTAAAGACAGTGGAGCAATTCCAGGTGTATTAGCCGCGGCTCTCGGCAATCAATTAGTTTTATATGCAACTGATTTAGCAGAAGGCGGTGATTCAACTGCAAGTTCTCAAATTACAATTGCAAATGTAACTGGTACTA